GTCGTGATCAGTGACTGGTTGAACTGGTTGGCTTCTTCAGCACCCTTGTAGTACGCAATGCCCAGCGTAGCCACCACCGCGCCAACTGCAGCGATGGGCGCGAGCATGCCGGCCAGGCGCAAGGCTGAAGCACCGGCGCTTGTGCCAATTTCGAGTAAGTTGTGAGCCGCAACACGGAAGTCGCCTTCCGCCAACGCATTGCCCAACTGGAGCACACTTTCCCGCGCGCGTTTGGTCTTGAGGCTAAACGTTGACGTTTCATCGCCCAGCCCCTTGATCCTCTGCCGCGCGGCATCGATGTCGGCCGAATAGGTCTTGAACTCGTCCTCGCCAATGGTCCCGGCCTTGCGATGTTTGTTCAGTTGCGCTTGCTGGTCATCGAGCTTTTGTAGTGCAGCCATGGCCGGGCTGATCTTGCCCAACAGCGCCTGCAAACCGTCAGCCTGAACCCCCGTAGCGGCGGCGGCATCTTTCGCGGACCGGGCGGCTTGTTGGTTGGTGCCCACCAGCGCGTCCGATTCGGCCTGAAAACGTTTCTGTAGCGCGGCAAGGCTCGCGGTCGAATCACGGCTCGCGTCCATCGCGGTGGCAGTGCCGGTCACGCTGGTGGTCAGTCGCTGGTAATACTCGCTGTTCTTCAACGATGCAGTGGCGGTCTCGAGCAGTCGAGCCTTCGCATCAGCCGTCGCCTGCGCCGCCCGGGCCTCGGCTTCGGCCAGCTTGTCTGCCGCATCGGCAGTCTTTTTGAAGCCGGCCGCGACATCGTCGGCAGCTTTCTCGGCCTTGTTGCCGGCCTCCGTCAATTTATCCAGATCGGTCGCGGCCTGGACGGCATCCCCGGAGTCAACCGCGATGCCCAGTTCTGCGATTGTTCCCGACATGCGTGCTCCGCTATTTCGATTCGCTCATGACGAGCAACGCCTCGGCCTCCATCACCTGAAGGTCCGGAAAAAGCGTCGCCGTCTGTTTTTTGCTGAAGCCGAGGAAGGTGGTCACGTCGCCGATCACGCTGTAGTCCAAGCCAACGGCGCCGCCGAAGCCGGTGCGCCACTGTGTGGACAAGGCGTTGAACGTCACGAAGGCCGGCCAGGCATCGGGAAAAACCCCGAATTCTTCATCCGGAACATCAGCGCGCGTCAGCCCGAAGGCCGCCAGACCGGCGTCGGATGGCCCGGCCTCGTACATCAGGCGCGCGACCGCTCTCAGTTTCCCAGGCGTGCCACCGCGAAAGCGTTCTGGTAAGCCGAGACGATCGCATCGCCGGCGCCGGCGGAGGTTTCCACCAGTGCGCGAACCGCGTCCGGCGTGAACGCGTCGTCGAAGCCCCAGCCCACGACCAACTCGCTGACCTGCTCGATCTGTCGCTCGATGTGGGCGTCGGTGATGTCGATCAACGTGACCTCGTCGCCCTTCTGCTTGAAGCGCTCTTGATCACGCTCTGCGGCCTGCTGCCAGCCGGCAAACAGCTTCGCCAATGCTTTGCGATCGCGGTATCTGAACTCGAACGACACCTTGATCGTGGTGCCACCGACGCGGGGGATCTCGACGTCCGCTTTGAACGTCGCGGCCTGGGCAATCTTGAACCTGGTGGCCATGGATCAAGCCCCCTTGTAACGCGTCGGGCGGGACGCCAACGACAGAGTGATGACCCGAGCCATGACGTTGTTGCGGGTGAGCGTCGGGGTCGGCGTGATCGACACGTAGGCGTTGTAGTAAATGGTCGCACCGTTCGGCAAGGTCAAACGAAGCACGCGCGGCTCGCGATCGTCATCCGCAGCCTCGACAGGTGCCACGTACGGCAGGCTATCGTCATCGGCGACGGTAAGGGTCAGGGTGATGGGGTTCTTGGTGGTTGGCAGCTGGCGGTCGTCCGACTCCTCCAGAAAACCGAACGTCGCAAACTGCTGTTCCCCGCCCGAGCTGTTGTTGTCCGTGACCTGGCTGATTTGCGTCCAGCCGGTGGCTGCTCGGACCGTTCCTATGCCGGACCCAGCCGTGTAAACAGTGGTTTTGGTGGTGTCCATCCCTTCCAGGGTGAAGGTGTCATCGGCGGCGCCGGCGACCCGCACGACCTTGCCATTGAGGCGGGTCCAGCCAGAAGTCACCACCAGAATGTCACCGTCCTGGAAACCATGCGCCTCGACGGTGACCTCGGGTGGCTTGCCGTTGGAGATCGCGGTGAAGTCCGTGGGAGGGCCGTCATTGGCCGCGATTTCGAAGATCGCGCCGTTGGGAAGAATCGCGCTCATTGGGTGTTGTCCTCGTGCAGAAATTAAAAACCCCGCACGCGGCGAGGTTGAGATGTGCCCCATGGGCGATTAGTCGGTGTCGGCGCGGTATTGGAACGACGCGGAAACGGAGAGCGTGTTTTCAGCCTGGACGGCAGGCCCTGGCTCGACGGGGGTCAGTACCATGACCCTGATGTCGGCCTGACTCAGCCACAGGTAAACGGGAAACAGTTCGGCAAGCTCGTCGGCCAGCCCTTCCGCATCCCCGGCGCCGTTGCCGGCCGGTGTGATGATGTTGACTTGAAACACGCCGGTATAGACGCGGTGGTCGCCGGCCAGCGTGTTGGCGCTCGTGCCGGCAGGCAGCGTGAACGCCGCGAGATAGGTTTCATCGGGGTTGGGATTGAACCTCACGCCCTGATAGGCGATGCGCAGCTTGCGCGCCGCGGCCCACGCTGCAAGGCGTTGCTCGAACAGCGAGCGGATGATTTTGTGGCTCATAACTGATTGTTCCTGATGGCCTCCAGCACGATCTGCTGAAAGCGCGCGACGGTGATGCGCACCATGCCGCCGGGCGCCTGGGTTGAATGGCCGTACTCCAGCGGAATGGCATAGGGCAGTGAGTTGGTGATGTAGGCCGTCTCTCCCGCCTTGAACTCGAGCGCACCATTCGTGATGCGCGCCGAAGCGTGACGCCCGCTCGGGTCGACCTCATCTGTTGTGGTGTTGTCCGGGCTGCCGATGCTGAACATCCAGTTGCCACGAAAGCGCCCGCCCACGTAGCCACGGCCGGCGACCAAACCGTTCACGTTGAAGTTTTGCACCCTCTCCGCCTTGGTGAGCGGCTTGGCGTACTTGACGCCTTTGCGGAGCTTGCCGGACTTGGTGAAGTTGCGCTCGTCCAGATTGATGACGGTGTTGCGCACGGCCACTTGGAAGTCGTAGTCATCGGCGGCGCACGTGTTCTGTTTGCGGTGCGCGACGTTCGCGGCCCAGATCTCCGGATTCCCAACCGGCGACATGCGGATCACGCTATTGCCGACTTCGATGATGATCTCGCGCAAGCTTGCGTCGATGGCCTCATTGGCCTGCTGAGCGAACTGGGCGAGGCTCAAAGCAAAGCTACCGGACCGCCCAGTACCCGCGCGGCTCACGCGCGCACCTGCAGCTCATACAACAAGGGCGTGCCGGCCGGGTTGATCTCTTTCAGCGGGGGGATGATCGACCAGGTCTTGCCCTGAATGATCGCTTTGCTGAGGAGCGTTGGCGGCGCATTGAGCCCGCTCGCGGCGATCTTCAGCTTCTTGTCGCCGGCAGTGATCAGGTTGTTGGTCTGGAATTCCTGACCGGTGAAATCGAGCAGGATGCCGTGGGCGGCGCGCTCGAAGACCGTGTCTGGTCCGGTGCTTCCGGTAACGGGGTCGTACTCGCCTTTGATGGTGTCGCGAAGGGTGACTGGCTGACCGAACCCGGTGATGAGATCGAGAGCCACCACGGCCATCTCGTCGTAGAAGGCCATGGGGGCTCCAGAATTGAAACGCCCAGCGCGATGGCTGGGCTGTTTGTTAAGAGTAAGACAGCGTCACAGTACCAAAGCCGCGGCTTTTGAGTTCTTCAAGAATCTGCTCAAGCGTGGACTCGGACAGAGACTCCCCCACGTCTTGTTTCTTGGCCTCCGCCTCGACTTCTTCATCATCTACGCCGAAAAGTGCCTTGTTCAGCTCTTGCCAAGTAAACATGGTGGGCTGCGACTCGCCGCGCTCGTATCTGCCCGGCATTACTTTAGAGATCCCTGCGGCTTCGGCGAGATCGGTCAGCGTAAAGCCAGCCTCCTTACGTGCATTACGCAATGCCGAACGGAAGTTACTACTTTTCGGGTTAGGCAACATGGTGCTACTCCTGTGTGGTGGCGCTACAATAGCGCCCAGAAGAAACCCGCTCAAGGTGTTTTTGTACCTTGGCCAGTATTTATTTATACCCTCAAAGCAAACAGCCCGCCCTTGATCAAATAGTCCGCGAACTGCATAGCACTAGGACGATCATTCCCAGCTGTCGCTGATTGCCGGCTGGTTGCGTACTCACGCTCGACAGCGCCGTCCACCTTTTCCTTTATCACTGCGCCTTTGCGCTGCTCGATTGGGTCGATATCGTTGGCATGGATCTCAGCGGCCAGTGCCATCTGGCCGCACTTAATCCGGGCGGGGATGTGGTTGTCGGGTTTGATCTCGCCCTCCAGTTTGACACCGCGCCGAGGCCAGGTCAGAGCCTGATCCCCCGACATCTTCTTGCCCTTCCAGCTCATGGCTTCCATCACCAAAGCGGCCCGACGCAAAAGCGATTCCTGTGCAGCCTCCTCCAGCGGTACGGTCACGCCAAACTTCCCCGCGTAGACAACCAGTTCATCCGCCGTGGCATAGCTCTCTGCGTCCGCCACACCGGCGCCGTCTTCAATGATGAGCATTTGTCACTCCGCCTCAGTCAGCCGTTTTACTTCTGCTTCAGCCAGGTCCTGCGAGTCGAACGGGTCACCGAGCCTCTTGCCGTCGGTATTCAGTACCCACTTGCCGTCCGCCACCTCCGCAACCGTAATGATGCGTTTGACGGCTGGCTTATTCGCCGCGACCTTTTTCGGCTTCACCATTTTCACGACGGCGACTTCAACATTCGCGGCTTTGTACGCTTCAATCACCGCAGGCCAGTCGCCGATGACCGTCACCTTTGCGACACCGGCTTCCGGGCGTTCAAAGTATTCAGGATTGCGGTAGCGTTTGGCAGGATCGAAGTTTGATTTTTGGGAGGTGTAAACGAGTTCCATGACGCGCTCCAATGCGGCTCGTCAAAGCCGCCTGTTGATGGCTTATTCGCCTTCGCCTGTTGCCGGGACGGACAGATCGATGAGGACGCCGGCCGTGACCTTGTCGCTGGTCGCGTACTTGCTCCAGTTGGCGCCGCTGCCGACGGAAGCGAGATTCGGGTTCACGCCGCCGGTTGAGTCTTTCCAGCTGTAGCCCAGCAGGTCGAGGTTGAAGGTGCCTTCGGCACGGAAGCCCATCGCGAGGTTTTCCTGATTGTCGATGTTGTACGAGCGAAAGCCAGGCGCCTGGGATTCGGTGACCTTGATCGCCCCGGCCTGCAAGCCGAAGATGGTTTCGGCCGGGATTGTGTCGGACACCAGAACGGGCTTGCCCATGGTGCCGGGCTGACCGCCGTAGATGACGACGCCGGCCTCTTCGTACACTTTCTCGGTGATGGCCTGGTCGACCATGTCGAAGTAGGTCGCCGAATCCATGGTCCACAACGCGATGCGACCGAAGCGGTCACCGAATTTACGCATGCCCTTGGTGAGCGCTTTCTTGCCGTCCGTTGCGAAGCTGGCCGAGGCGACCATGTTGGGGTTTGCGCCGATGGCGGCTTTCAGCGCGGCCATGGCGTACTGGATGTAGCCTTCCAGCACCGCGTCGGCGTAGTCCTGGCCGACCAGCTCCGAGAACTCTTCCGGCGAACGAGCCCGACGCTTGAACGCTTCTTCGGTCGTCTCGTAAGGGCCGTATTTGAACGGCACTTTCACGCCGACGACTTCGCCGGAACCAATCTTCTGGCCGGCGACCGCCGCAGTCGAGTTCACATCACGGTGCGCGATGGCGCCGCCGAGTTTGTAGAACGCGCGCTTACGCAGATCGCCCTCGATCAGCTCATTGTCGAGCACCAGCGCTCCGTTGGAAGATGCGTTGAACACATCGATGACATCCTGAATGCGCTCCAGGTACGCGGTTTGGGCAAGGTCGTTGTAAACGATCATGTCCGTGTTGACGGTGGTCGCCATGGGTTACTCCCTATTTGGGCAATTTGAGGTAGGCGTCCTGCCCGTGCGCGGTGAGGTATTCACGCTTGGCGACGGAGGACATTTCGGAACGTTTGAGCGCGGCCCCGCCGACGACTTTTGCACCGGCAGCCCCGCCGCCCGATGCCTTGCTCCCTGCGATCAGTGGCGCAAACGCAGGGTTATTTGCGAACTCCGCTTTCAGCTCATCCAGGGTGGAGGCCGAGAGATTCCCCTGCTTGTCGAGAACAACGACGACAGGCTTACCTTCGCGCTGCTCGACGCTCAGACGACGTTCGATGTGAGGCAAGAGCGCTTCCGCACTGCCGGGGATGGCCAGCGTTGCGGCGATGTCGGTTGCCGTGCGGCCCACGGTCAGATCCCTGATCTGGCCCTGCAAGCCGGTACGCTCCTGTTCCAG